CTCAAAGCGAGCGGTGTACTGGGTGTCTCCACTGCCCATCTAGCGCTTCCGCTCCATGTCCCGCTCCACGCGCTCCACATGCTTCGCTGCGCGCCTTCCAGCGGCGTCAGAGTCCACGCGCTGCCCGGACTCCTTCTGCGCCTGGATGAACTTACCCTTCCAGTCCTGGTGCGCCTGCTGCAGCTTGTCGCTAGTCTTGCGGTCCAATGGATACCTCGGGCGCGAGTTTCGGAGCCTTCTTCTTCTTCGCCTTCTTCGGCGGCCGTCCGTCAAAGGTCTTCCGCGCTGCCGATGCTTCGGCCTCCGCTGCAATGCGTGCGGCTTTCGCCTTCTTCGCGGCCTTCTCGCGAGCTTTGACGCTAAGCTTTGGCACTGGATGCCTCCTTCTTCTTCTTTGGCTTTGGCGGCTCGATGCCGAGGATGGAGTCAATCTCTGCCGCGAGCGCTGCCATGTCCGATTGTGCGCGGTCCGCTAGCCCTTGCAACCGTGGATTGTGGTGCGCTTTGCCGGCGTAGTCCTCAAACCTCGAGCGCGCCTTGTCGCGCAGTGTCTCGAGTACGTGGACTTCGGGCTCTGCTACTGCCTCATTGGCTTTGAGCCAGAGCAGAAACTCCACATAGGCCTCGGGATTAGAGACGACAGTGGATGAGCCTTTGTGGGGCGTTTCAAACTCCGAGAGGTACACGAGCGAGCCGCGCGGGCCGTCATGCTCCTTCATGTAGTTTGTACCTTCTCCGCGTACATTCCACGGAATCTCCGACCAGCCGCGCTTCCGCCATTTCGCGCGCTCATCGTCGGGGTCGACGTTCGGGTCGTCGACGAATCGGAGCTCTTTAAGAATCGGCACCACAGAGCCGAGCAGGACTCCCCATCGATTCGGATGGGACAGGTAAACGAACATCGGCCGGTTCGCCAGCATCACAGGCAGGTTTGATTTGCTGCGTTGCTTCTTGGTTACGGAGCGTCCAGAGGATGCTGTGCCCTTTTGTATTCTCGCCATTTGTGGTGCGTCCTTCGTGCTGGGGGATGGCCTCGAAATGGCCTCGACGGACGCTTGTCGCATACCAGTCGAGGCCATCCCGAAACAGGGGGAGTGGTTACGCGTCGGAGATAAGAGTCACTCCGCCGGCATCGATGCCCAGTGAGGCGCCTGCGTAGTGGTTCATGACGTGTTTCTTGGTATCCTTGGAGTTGTCGTAGTCGCGCGCATACATGCAACCACGGCCAAGAATCAGCTTGTTGACATCGCCATCGCCCACCGGGGTAGCATCCGCCCATACCACCGAGCCGGTGGCCATGAGAGCACCAGCGCGGTCTGCGCCAGCGTTGATCGTGTTGACGCGGTTGCTGGTGAAGATGTCCATTCCGAAGAATCGACCCTTCATGCCCTGACCCATCACGTTGATCTGCTCCTGGGTCGCGGGCGCCCACTGCACGGCGCCAGCCGTCGAGGAGAGCAGCTCGAGGTGAATGTCGCCCCACTGCTGATTGTGCAGGATGGCGAGGAGGCCCATACCCACAGGCGCATCGGCAACCTGCAGGAGGATAGCCGCGCGGATGAGGCTCGCCAGGTCGAGGTCGACACCAGAGCCCGGGCCTTCAGTGGCCGCGAAACCGTCAATCACATCTGCGACGAGGTTCGTAAGGTTGTTGCTGCACGAAACCAACGTATCCTGAACGAACAGGTCTTCCTGCGACGGCATGCCGATCGTGTCGGTGAGGGACGCGAGGCCAGATGCGTTGTACGCCTTCGCATAGCGCTGCACAGTGACGGTCACAGACGCGTCAGTGAGCGCGGTCTCTGCGGCGGCAGTATTCTCGGCAACGCCTGCGAGGTCGTCATAGCCGAGGAATCCCAGCTGCGCGAGCTTGACGGTGGTGGAGCCAGAGCCGGCGATATCACCGAGGTAGCCGTTCATCAGAACGGGATGATTCGGGAGCGCGTTTCGGTCTGCAAAGAGAAGCTGAAACTTGGTGCGCAGGACTTCGGCTACGCGAAGGTCGCCCAGTCCGGAATAGAGAATCTCGAATGCCATGGGATGGTCCTATGGAGCGTGGGTGAACGTTTGACCCATACGCGATGTCCATAGGACCGGGAGCGACCCGAGGGTTGACTAGGCAATCCTAGCCTATCCGGGCGCTCGTTGCGAGTCCCACTCATCCATGAGCGTCTTCACTGCAGCCCATTGCCCGGTCTTCATAGCCGATTCTCTGGCCTCCCGTATCTGCGCTGCAGTTACGTCCGCGTTGCCGGTCCCGCTGCCGCCAGAGTGCCGACTGGAGCGGGGCATCTTCGGCTTTGACTTCGGCGCAACGTCCAGCGCATCCACCTTATCCATAGCCTGTGGAGCGTCGAAGTAGCCGAGCAGCGGTCTCGGCCTCTTCGCTGGGTCCTCCTTCATAGAGTCGACCCATGCCAGAGCGGTAGGCCGGTCCTCTTCGGGCATCTTGTTGTGGAGCATCTTGATGATGTCGCGCCCGTCGGCATCGAATCCGCGCTCTGCAAGCCCCATGTTGAGGTCCGTATCCGCCGACATGGATGCTATCCGGGTACGCGCCATCTCGAGCTCGCGGGTGACAGTGTCCACAGTGGCGCCGCGCTCGGATAGGGTCTGTATCTCCAGCTTGAGCGAGTCGACCTCGCTACGTAGCGCGCCTTTCTCCGAGACTACCTGCTGAAAGCGCGCGTATGGGACTGTTTCGACCCTTTGCTGCTGCTGCTGTTCCTGCTGTTCCTGGTCTTCCATACGTCCTCTCTATGCGGCTCTATGCAAACCGCGCGTTGATAGCTTTGATCTCAAGAAGCTCCTTCTCCGCCTGCGCATCTGTGATGCCCGGGTGTCGGCGCTTGTACGCCTCGATCCTCGACATGTTGCCGCCTTCCACTTCGGCATCCAGGAACTCGGCTTCCTTCTTCGCCTCATCCGCAGTCTTTGGCAGTGCGCGGTATTCCAGACGGTATCCGCTCTCGGGGAACGAGCCCAGGTCGGAGCGGTTTGCTATAGCTGCGGAGATGGAAAGCAGGCTCTGATCGCCCCTTCTGAACATCTCCTCATGTTTCCGCTGCTGTAGCCTTTGACCCTCTCTACTCACGGCGAGGGCATAGCCCGAGCGCGGGTCGCCGCTCATGCGCATGATGTCGGAGGGCTCGAGGCCGGCTGCAGCGGCCACATGGCGCTCGTAGTTGCCGATAGCATCCTGGAACTCGGCAGGAGAGCAGGAGACCGGAAACGTGCCAATCGTCGGCTGGCCCTCGAAGTCTGCGAGCTGCTCGAAGATGAGCAGGACGGCAGGGTCAGTGATGACATCGCGCCGGCCTCTCCCGTCGCCGTTCTCGTCTGCAGTACCGATGCCGCTAGGCTCTGCACCCATGGCCCATCGCTGCGCCCATGATGCCGTCCGCATGATGTGGGCGAACTGGGTCTGGTATACGGCAGCTTGCAAGGTGCCATCGAAAACGCGGTTCTCCTGCCAAGCATCCCACATTGAGCCGCTCTTGACCGGTCGATAGATGGCATAGGGCAGGAATGGCGCGCCATCGGCGAATCTATAGGGGTATCGGTCGCCGGTGAAGTCTCCTTCGGGATTGTCTTCCGTCGCCAGGTACACCGCAGAGCGGTCCTCGCCATCGATGCCGCGCAAGACTGTGTAGCTAGGCATTGTGGGGTCTGTGATGTCCAGCGTATCCCAGCACCATTCTTTATCTTCGCCGCCGGGGATTGTGTACAGGCGCGCTTCTCGGATGAGGACTGGCACATCTGGACGGTCGGAGAAGACTTTAGCGACCACCAGATCGGGAAACACCGGGCGATAGGTGAGCCCCATATCTGCGACGTTGACTCGGACCATCATCGCCCGCAGTCCGAACGCATCGCGCTGGACTCGGGGCATCATTTGCCAGATGCCCGCCTGCATCATGAGGCCATCCACGCCTATCAGCCCGTCAGCGTCCCCGGAGTCATTCGTCACGGATGGGGTCTGGTCGTACTGCACGGACTTCTGTGTATAGATGGTCTCCGCCACATTCGAGGACATGTCGACATCCGCACCCCATGCCTCAAAGCGAGTCGCTCCAACCTGGCGCTGGGTCCGCTCGCGGAGGTCTTGCTCGTGCTCTCCGTACAGGATGCGGCGCCGCAATCGCGTATGGCGCCACCGGCGCTGGTCTTCCGCCATCCGTGGCACTGGTGGCGGATGGATGCGAGTAGGGGATGCGGTGTTGTCGAAATGTGGCATTCGCTATCCGTACATGTAGATGGGACCGCGCGATCGATGGCGCCGCTTGTCGAAGATGAGGTCATCGAGACTATATCGCAGCGTATCTATCGCGTGTTTCCATTCGTTGTCTCGCCCGTCCCATTTCAGCAGGCTCTTGACTAGCCTCTCACAGCTGCGGTGTACGAAGAAGTGCTCGCCTCGGACCATGGCCTCATGCAGAAACTCGATGCCGTGTTGTACCGAGCCTGCACCGTGGCCCTCTCCACGCTTGACGGTCCGAATCTGCGGCTTGAGTGCCTTGTGCCCAGGCAGTGACATCAGGTCCGCCAGTGCCTTCATCAGCTTCCTGTTGCTCTTCTTGCCGAGTCGCTTGCCAGCGCGGCCAGCATAGACGCGGTCTCCATACGCTCGAGCAAGAGACTTCCAAGTGATGCCGCTGTGGTGGAGCATCTCGAGGATGGCTTCGGCGTCCTGGTCCGTGGTCGTCTGGCCCTGGGTCACGTACTCGGCTCCCACGTACACCGCAGGATGCTTGCCGATGTACGAGACTCCGACCCACAACGCGTACTCCTCGAAGTTGCCGCCGTGCCCGTGGTCGGTGCCAAAGCGGAGCTCGTACTCCAAGTCTGGCAGCTCGTCGACTATCTGCGCCTCGTTGAAAGCGGCGAAGATGTTTCCCTCTGTCCGCATCTCCCACTCGCCATGACAGACGACAGGCACTTCATGCGGGAGAGTGAAGCGCAGAACGTCTTCTACAAAGGCGGCATCACACGGCGTGCCATCTTTGAGCCGTAGCGGCTCGGTTTGACCAACTGGGATGAGGTTATCGGGCTCCAGGCGTGCGTGATAGTCCGCCACGAGCGGTAGGACGCCCGTATCCGGGTCCTCAACCGTCAACCGTCGCAGCCACTCCGTCGGGGCGTTTACGGGCGTCAAAGTCATCAGAACGCGACCGTCGCCGGCCTTCATGATGCGCTTCAGTATCTCGCCGAAGATTCGCGGGCTTGTGGGCGGCTCATCGAAGAGCGCAACATCAATAGTGGCGCTTGAGAGGTTCAAACCGCCTTGCTTGGTCGTTTTGAACCGAATTATGGACCCATTCCGAAACTCGACTAGCGGATTGTTCGCATGGAAGCCGTTTTTCTTGTCGAACTTCGTTTCTGGCGCAATTAGGTCCTTCGGGAGCAAATCCCAGAGCTTTTCTTGAATTGCAAGCGACTGCTGCCACGTTGCGCAGATAATCCAGGCCTCAATCGCCCGTTTCGGCACTTCTAGAAACGGATGATCTCCGAGGCATCGAAATATGACCTCTCCGAGGCCTGCGGTGGTCTTACCGAGCGCCTGATTGCCCGCTCGGTAGAGTTTGACCTTATCGGAGGCTTCCAACCAGCGCTGCTGCGGTGGGAGCCAGTACACCGACTCCAAAGGCCGGCGCTCTCTCATGGCGCGGTATCTCCGCGCGACTTCTAAGGCGGCGACTGACAAAGGCCGGTCTGAATCATGGGTGCGTCCTCTTTACACGTCAAGGAAACGCACCAATCTCGCTATGGACTGGTCCGTCCCTGCGTGCAAGCACGCTATCCCGCCAGCATTTACACCGTCAAGCCGCTCTCTGTTCGAATCACCGAATGCCTCCGCAGAAGGGTCCGGCTTCAAGCCTCTGCTGCTGGCTGGTGGCGACCGATGAGCCTAGCCACGACTGTCTCGATGATGGCGGGCGGCATGAGTAGGAGTTCGGCTATCAGAGAGTCCACTATCTCACTCTGGCCTGCTGTGAGGTTGGCGCGCTTCTTCTCGAGGTCGGCAGCTTCTTCCAGGTCGCATATCTGCAGCATCACACGCACACGGATGGCCTGCAGACTCGCACATCCTAGCCCTGCCTCTCTGGCGATGCCGATATCCACCAGCACATCCGCCAGGGCTATCTCGAGCCGCTCCAAACGGTTAGAGCCGCTCTCACGCGCGGGGGCAGGCGCGCGAGGCTTTCTCTTGCCGCAGATGTCGCGCGCCTCCGCTTCTGACATGCCGAAATGCTCGGCAGCAGCGGCATATCCACGGGAGTGCTCCCTCATCCACTGGCGGAGCGTGTCAGAAATCGGCGTCTTGGAACTCGTTGACATGTCAAGCCTTACAAAGGAGACCGTGAGCGCGCGAAACATGACG